CGCCGCGAGGCGCACCAGAAGTCCCCAAGGAACTTAGTTTCTCAGGCTCCCTCAGCTTTTACCTCGGGAGCCATGAGCACCACCGATATTCCATAACGGTTGGTGAAGCGACGCAATTCTGCGTCCCAGATGTCCTCCCTGTGGGGGAATCCATCCGTGAACTCTGTGTAGTCCACGTAGAGCATCGCACCGGGATCTTGGATCTCGTGATCGAATGCTCCGACCTCGTCCATTCTACCTATAAGGTAGAGGACCGGGTCCACCACCGTGACTTTGACTTCACGGTGGAAGCGGATCGCCATCCTCCTTTCGAGGGTATAGGCGAGCCGCTGGTCGCGCGTGATTAGCGCGATCGTACCTACACCCTCTGGCACTTGACCGGCCAGGAAAAGGATGTAGGCATCAGACTCAAATAGTAGGTTGAGTCTGTTTGCGAGCCTCTCAGGTAGGGGCTTGCTCTTGACCAATAGGTCAATTATGTGGGGGATGGACTCCTCTTTGAAGTCCAAATTCTCCCGCATCCAGTCGTTGAGAACGGACTGGGCTGACGGTTTGGGGTCACCCCACCGCCAGCGCAAGGATAGGGGGTTTAATTTCCCCACCTTGCTTCTGAGGACCATATATCCCCAGAACGCCTGGCTTCTGAAGCCAGGATTCTTCCATATCTCCAAAAGGAGATGGTAGTCGACCTCCGGCTCCTTTGTGTGTCCGGTGTCGTAAGCCCTGTCTATGGAAAAGGCAGGCTCTGGGGGGTCCTTCCCGTGCATTACCGCACGGTAATAGGCCCCCTTTGCAAGCTCGAAGAAGAGAGCTTGCGGATCCACTAGTTCGTCACAACGGACGGACTGAAGTAGGATCCTGTGGTTGGGATCTTTTGGCTCAACCACTGCATCTTCCGGCAAGAGGGCTTTGAGGCCCTCCATTTTCGGAAGATACAGGTGGTGCTTATGCACCACCTTGTCCAATCTATTTGATCGGACAAATCGAAAGGTGAACCTGTTGTTCACCAACGATTGGAGACGCCACTTTGTTTCACGTGGGTCCCTCGCCTTGTCCTCCACCACCCGGCGTAAGAACTCGGGTGAGTGGGGGAAGGCTCCATCACCCCCTATTTCTAGCGGGGTGAAGGCACAGATGCAATCAGCATCTTGTGGCACCAACATGTGTTGGAGCAGGGCGGCCCTCTCGAAGAGGGCGCTTGCCTTTGGGTTCACTGAGTGGACCCATTTGCTCTCCTTCCCGAGGAGGGCAAACCTGCCTATATTTGTCATGGAATAGGCATCTGTCTCAATAATTTGAGGCAGTAGGAGTCTGATCCTTGGATAATCCAAGTAGTTCAGCTCCTCTCCGCGCTTCATTTGCACGGAGACCGTGTGCCATTGTCTTTGCGGCACACGCATCCCTTCTTCACAATAAAATGCGAAGTCGGCAGACACAAAAGTGTCCAGCTCGGATACCTTGAACATGGTACCGAGCGTCCTGACATGGGCGTTTAGGCGCTCCTTGTCAGAATCGAGGGCGATCTCATCGTCCCCTACCAGGCTATAGCATTTAAGCCCGGATTTCTCACAACAATATTGGTGAGCTAGGGTCAGGATGACTTTCGTCATCATGTCCCCCATGAGCCAACCTCTTTGGCACACGACCAGACGGAAGTAACCCCCGTCTGGGACAAACGCAAAGCGTTTACCGCAGTACTTGGTCTTGGCCAGTACCGCGAGACCGGTCGGAAACCCCGGCCGGTTTGCAGCCTCTATGAGGCCTTGCCAGATCTTTCTGGCAACGGACCGGTTACCCCAGTCTGTAGCCTCCGACAAATCAGTCGAGAGGGCATACACACGGTCTTCGATGACCGTCTGCCAGCTCAAATTTTGTGGATTGAGCGTTTCCTGGATGAATCTCCAGAGATGCCGGTCGGCCTTTAGGCCTGACCGGATGGCCCTGCCACGTAGGCAGGGCTGGAAGACATGGGCAAACACACCCATGACTACCTGGTACGCGAAAGGCGCAACAGTGATGGTCCGGGCTTTTGAAGGCTCCGCGACCACGTGGACCCGCACGCAGGAGGTGTAGGTCGGGTGCACCAGTAATTGATGCACTGCCCAGTGGAGTAAATCCTCTGGTGACCGGACAGGTCTTGGTCCGGTGGGGACGCTCTCGAGCGTCTCGAAGTCGTACTCCCTCGTAACGGAGTACGTCCGTGACAGCCTTCCGAGGAAGGCCGTCTTGCCACCCTCTGCTCTGGTTGATTCCAGGCAGGCGGTGGGGCCCGCACTTATTTTTGCGGACTCACCCGTGACTCCTATCACGGGGCGTATGACCCTCGCTAATACGAGAGGGTCCATGTCTACCGGAACACTGGGTTCCGAGACTGTCGCTGTAAATTTTTCCAGCGACTTCCGCAACATGGTTGCGTCGGCCATTCCGGTGGCCCGGGTCTGACAAAATGTCAAGACTATTCGCCCATAGGCTTGGGGCGTCAGGTCCTCCCATGAGGAGAGGGCCTTCCTCAGCGCGAAGATGAGGGGAGACATCGTGGGTTCGATGTCTGGAACGAGGTCCACGGACCCCGTGAGCGCATACGTCTTTCGTATGCGTTTCTTGGTCTCCTTCAGGAGACCTTGAAAGTGGGAGTAATTGTTCCCACAATTCTCGAGTGCCCAAGCACTGAGACTGTCGACCAATTCGTAGGCCGGCTCTTCCTTCATCGTTAAGAGAAGGGATAACACAACCGCATTAGCGGTGTGAAACCACGATCGAACGTGGTGTAGACAATTATTGTCTAGCTCTCGCCGTAGCCGTGATCGGCAGGCGGACGAAACCTTGTAATAAAGGTTTCGGAGCAGCACTGATTGCTGCTCATATGGTTCCATTTCAGATAGGAACCTTGGTCCCCTGCGTGTGCAAGCACGCAGGGCTACCCGTTGAAATCGGGGACTCACGCGACACTCGAAAATGTCGACGCAAGACCTACGATC